TCCAGTTCCAGTCTTTTTAACTTTATAAACCTCATTCATATAGGTTTTATAATTAAAATATAAAACTTGAACTTTATTTTTATCGTTGTCTTTTGATTTTCTAGAAAAAGTACTGTACTGATTGGGACTTGTTTGTGTTATAGCCTCTAGATCTTCGTTTTTTAAATGTGGAAATTCTTTGACAAGCTCGTTGATAGGTATAATTTTTGTTTCGCCAACGTAATATATATCTTCAAAGTACGGCGAGTCAGTATAAGAGTAAACTAAGTTGGCTGGATCTACGTACTTAACAACAGCACCCTCGGAGGTGTTAAACTCTGTTTTTGTTGCACCTATACCTATAACTGTCAAATCTCTAAGCACTCTCTTTCTAGTTAACTCATATCTACTTCCTTCTAACAAAAAGTTTAAAGCAGCTTCTTCTGCTAACTCAATACTCTGCTTGTATGTAAGTTGCATGTGAAGAGCAACCTCTTCTTCTGTTTCTGGTAAAGTTTCTTGTGGGTTTTCGTTCAATGGAATACCGAACGCTTGTTGTGATAGTAAGTTTAACTCTTGAGTTTTAACGTCTTTCATCACAGACTCCATATACTCAGTTCTCTTAGCTACACCATAAGGATCTTGTGAATAGGCTTTTATGTCAAACATTCTTTCCGCCATACCGTTAACTACTATATCAACAAATTTAGGTATAATTGGAACTGGTTTCCAGTCTAGATTTAAGTAAGATAAGTCACCATTAATAGATAATTCGTCTTTGTACTTTTGAATAGGTTGTTCGCCTCTAGCATATAATCTTAGGCTGCGAAAGTTATTTTTCACATTATTATACCTGCTATTACCATGTACGTTCGTTTCATCACCAAACCATTCACCTTGAATCGCTTTTGCAATTTTCAAACCATACTCATAACTTATCTTTTCTGCATCACTAACAACTTGACTTGGAAAACTTCCTGTATAACTCATATTATTTCTTAATTATTTTAGACATACCACCTTTATTTGAATACTTAGATATATGTATGTTTAATTTTGGTTTTTCTATCTTTGCGTTTGGTGCGTATAAATGTCTATTATTAGCCATAATAGCTAGACCAGAACTTATAGATGCATCATGCTTTGTTCTTTTATTTATATCAAACTTACTCCAATCGTTTAAAAGTTCATTGAAATACAAATCTCCAAATGTACCATCTTGCTTCATTCCAACGTGATCTTGAATATACATTTCAATTGCAGCTGCGTGTGCTTGTTTAATATCTTCTGAAGAGTTAGGTATACCACCAACCTCTTTTTCTGCTACAGATAATTTGTTCCATATCTTATCAGGCCTATTCATACTAAACCCCCTATACCCTCTACGTCTCAGATAATACAAGAGACGAGGTTTATTGTTCTCCGCGAGTATAGGCATCCCGTAAAATACTAAAGCCATTAGAACGTCCTCAAAAAACATCTCGGCTGTTGGTGGTCTAGATAAGTATTCTAAAAAGAAACTATTAGCTGGAGCGTCTTCCATACTAAACCTAGTTAAGCCGTGTAAAGCTCCTTTAGATCCCGCGCCATCCACTGTACCTGATATATCATAACTATCACAACCAAAAGCACCCATGTGTTCGTTACCAGGATATTTTATACCGTTTTTAAGTATCACTCTATTTTGCAGTTGTTGAGGTGGAACCCAACTAACTTTAAACCTACCTTTTGGATCTGGGTAAAATATAACTTGTGAATCTTTTATACCATTTACCCACTGAAAATTACCAATTGTAATTCCTAAAGTTCTAGACAACTCTTCGTTGTAATCTATCTGTTCGTATATTTTTATTAAGTTAAATATACTGTTCTTAGTCTCGTCTCTAAACGCGTGCTCTGTAGTTCTAGGAAACTGACGGTAAAACTCGTTTAAAGCATCTTGATCATCTTTTAAACCATCAACCTCGTTTTGCCAACTATCTATTACACCTAAATCTATTAATTCACCGTCTGGTGTGAGTCTATCGATATCAGGAGTAGTAAAGACTGGAATTCCATACTCGTCAATAAATCCTTCGTAGTTCCATTCCATTGGGATAAACAAAGAGTATAAGCCAGACTTTGTCTGACCATTTCTATTTCTTTTTGTGACATCTGAGGCATTGTATAATTTTTTAAAGTTTTCTCCACCTTTATCTAAAGCGTTTGAAGTTGAGCCCATCATACATTTACCAATAATCCTACTACCTAATCGTAAACATGTTTTTGTAACCCTCCAGTTATTTAAAATATTATCGGGTCTCTCCCATTTACCAGATTCATCATGAACTAACAAAGCTAGTTTTTCACCATCATAACTATTGTCTCCAGTGTTTTTCCAGTCAATTGTCGTGTCCAAACCTTCCATGTCTTCCATGCCATCTGTAGCTGACATCTTTTTCCTTGTAAACTTACTAGCTGGTACTCTGTATGCTAATTCTGACTTTGGTCTATCCATACCATCTTGAATAGGTTTAAAAAAGAAAGGGTAATTAATCGATATTGGTACTACTTTATCAGTAAACATTTTCTTAGCATCTGCACCAGTTTTAGATAATATACCATATCTACTATCACTTGCGAGAGTGGCTAAATTAACTGTTTCTGCTGATGACATGAAAGAGAACCCAGAACGTCTATTTTTAAGGTAGCACATTCCATAACATCTTTTATCTGCTTTACAAGCTTCCCAGAATATATAAAATAATCTGTTTGCTTCTCTAAAGTCTGGAGCGCCTACGTCAATCTTACTCCATTGCAAGTACATGTACTGCGTACCTGTTATCCAGGTTGGTTTACCATTATTCGTGAACCAGAATCCTTCTTCCCTTCTTCTGAACTCCTCGTCTATATAATCGTACCATTTTTCTTTACTGCTTTCCGGATAGTTTCTCCAATCGAATATATTTTTAATTCTTTTTATCTCCTTAAGATACTCGAATTTCACCCATTTGTTTTTCGGATCTTTATAGACTTCTTTATAAGCTTTTGGTAGCGCAATAACT